TCGGGGTCGGTACGCATACATTCGCAGCCAACTCACCTGCTGCATGTGCATCCTCATAGAGTGATGCGTTTTCATAGTCGCTCATACTTAGTCCTCTTTAATAATAAAACCTACGTTGATGTCTACACCCCATTCATTACCCCAAGTGTAGTCCCATATCTTACTCTTGCCTGTTTCCAACAGTTGACTCATAGATACACAAGGTGCAGAGCTATCTGCCAACCATTCTTCTACTTGCTCTAGCCTTTGAAACTTATGTGTAGCTTCTATGGCTTGAGCATTCCCACGCTTGTGGAAAACTACTGTGTAGGTATCGCCCATACCTAGCCTCCTGGTTGTGGTCTATGGCTAGTGATCTCAACATCGTGAGCAGTGCTGTTATCAGGAAAGCTAACCTCTATCAACTGTGCCTTAGATTTCTGGTAACGTCCAGAGATAAACTCAAACGTCACATCCGACACTGAGGTTGATAGTGCAGAAGCCTTACTAATTTCTTCAAAGCACTCCAAGATACTCCGTAATTCTTTTGGATCGTCAAAGAATTCCGTAGCAATTACCGTCCTATTTACTTGTCCTAAATACATACTCAGTTCCCCTTAAAGTATTTGAATATGTTCTCAGTACTAACTGCTACACCAACAACACCCATCCCCAAGAAGCAACCACCTCCAGCAACCATCAAGAGATGCCCAAGCAATCCTTCTGGGTGATCTCCTTCAATCATCATGGCAGCTCCTGACATAATGAGTAGCCCTCCTAGTACAACGCCTAGTGCATAGGCTAGTCCTATAAAAATATATCGCATAGTTTTCTCCTATTATTAAGCCCTCTCAGGATTGAAAGGACTTAAAAATAAGAAAAAAAAAGAGAGCTATGAAGCTCTCTCTAGTCTCCTTTTTCTATTAATAATTGGACGCATGTTGTTCCTATGTTTCACAACTTTCTTGCGTCTATCGATTGCTTTCTGTTGCCTACGTTTCATGTATTGCCCTCCTAGTAAAGCCCTCTCAATCCTGGCCAGGATTTTGAGAACAAAAAAAATAAAAGACTTCTTAGTTCTTTGAAGTCTTTAAGCTTGTTAGATTAACTTAGCTAACAGTTGAGTAAGTGCCTTAACTCTATCCTCTACAACATGTAATTTAGGCGGCTCTCTCTCAAAGGTAGCTACGTTAATTTGTCTAACATATTCGAGACATTGATTAGCTATGCGCTTAGTTTTTTCACGCTCTGCATCCATCGCTTGTCTCTTTAGAACTTGATCACCTTTTAGACATTCAATATATTCTAAAAGATCTTTTTCATTTTGCATAAAGCCATCGCCCTCCTGATAATGCCTTTCAAAAAATTTTTAAAAAAAAATAAAACAATTAAAAAAAAAAGAGAGACTAGGCATTCCTACCTAGTCTCTAAATTGTTATTTAAATAACAATCAAGCGATTTTCTTAATCGGTCTAGCTTCAACAAGTATCGCTTGAATCTGAGGTAATGCTTGCTGCCACTCGCTAGCACTTAGCCCAATTAAAAGCTTGATTTCAGTGGCTCTATCGGCTGGTATTAGAAGTGAGTCAACATTTTCGGTTTTTGCTTTTGGATCATTTTTACCTTCGGCAGCTTGATTATCCTTAAGCATATCGCCTTGAGTTTTCGCCTTGCCATTTTCATCAATGGTCGATACACCATTACCTAAAGCACGTAAAATTTGGCTCTTGTATGATGTCCATGTTGAAGTTTTACGTGGCGTACCTTTTACATGAGGTGGGTTAACTTTCTCGTAAAGCTTTGTACCTTTGAAAGTATCAAACCACATTTTTGCTTCATCCCTATCTTTTGCGGTTTTTGTTGCTTCGATAAGCAAAGACCATAATTGATCTTTTGAACTTTCAATCTTTAAAGCTTCTTTAAGCGATTTTTCAATTATCGCTTTAACATTAGCCGGAATGGCTAGTGGTGCTTCATTTGAGTTTGTCATAATCATATGTCCTTTTGTCAAAAATTGTTATTTAAATAACAATTGTGTGCGGTATTGCACGGCCCAAACATTAATTAATATTTGAACATTGCATATCATCGCATATAAATAGGAGGAGGTCAAATTTATTATATGAATAGTCACTATTCACCAAATGAATAATACTCTGTAAGTGACTAACATATCTACCAAATCCTGTAAAGTGAGAAAAATTCATGTATACTTTAAAGATTTTGCAGCATGTAAACTAGATTCATATCCTGAATGATCAGGATTCATAGTATGAATAGTCTTTAAAGGCTGTATAGATTTACAGTACTGTATAACTTCACAGTACTGTATAAATTTACAGTGCTCAGGAATGAGAATAGTTCTCAAATGCTAATGAGAATCATTCGCATCCAGGTATACTGTAAATCTATACAGTACTTTGTAGGTACTGTTTATTTATACAGTACTCCTCAGGAATGCGAATCAAAAGGCTAATGAGAATCAAAAGGCTATTGAGAATCTAAAGACTAATGAGAATCATTATCAAATAAGAATTAAGATGAGAATGATTATCAAATGATAATGCCGTTTGAGATCGTGCAGGAATAAAGAAGGCTTAGCTTGCTAAGTCTATAGTGTCGATGAAGGTGGAGGCAGGTGGACAGGGGGGTACTGGGTAGTATAAACTAAATCTTATACATTTTTACAGACTTCAAAGGTTAACCAGTTTTGAGTCGGAACTACCAAGCCAATAAAGTCTATAAAGATCTTCTTCTTTTTCGTAGGCTTCTTGTTCCCAAGGCAGGGTTAGATAGGAACATTCAGAATAGTCCTTACCTTTCCACATATGTTTATAAGGTGAAAGTTCACCCTTTAGGTATTGTTTAGCATGTACAAGCTCATGTGCTAGATTATGCATCATTTCATCTAACGTCAAGCCTTTTCGCACCAGTGTTATCTCTATAGACTGTTTGTCTCCCCAACAAACCCCATAGAGTTCCTCATCACATTCATTTACTATAGTTATTTCTACATGAACTAAACGTCTAATACGAGGTAAAAATGAATATAAAATATCATTTATATATTTTTCTATTCTTTTCTTTTGGGCTATACGCCCTACAAAGTCTATATAGAACATACAAGATCTTTTCCTTGGGTATATATACATGCAGCCCCGGTAGGGCTTAGTTAATTATAGAGTCCAAATCAGCTTTTGTCAAGTAAAAAAACTTGACAGAGTGTTAATCAGACCCTATACTCATAAATATGAGAGAATTAACCACCAAACAACAAACCTTTCTTGATCATCTAGTATCTGTACAAGGCGATGTAAAAGAAGCAGCACGACTAGCAGGGTATGCAGATAATGTATACCCCTCAGTAGTTAAAAGTCTAAAGAATGAAATAATAGACCTTGCTTCTAACATATTAGCACAGAGTGCCCCACAAGCCGCCTTAAAGCTCGTAGAAGCTATGAACTCAGAAACCCCTATCCCTCAAGCTAATATACGCTTACAAGCCGCACAGACGATTCTAGACCGTACAGGGCTTGGTAAAACAGATAGACTAGACATTAATCATAAAGTAGAAGGAGGTTTGTTTATACTACCAGCAAAAGAAGAAGTAGTTATTGAAGGTGCTTATGAAGAGAAGAACTAGCACTATTCCTTTTGGTTATAGCCTAGCAGAAGATAAAGTAACCTTAGAAGCCATTCCAGAACAACTAGAAGCTCTAGATGAAATAAAAGAACTTATACATGATAAATCTTTAAGTCTTAGGGATGGAGCAACATGGCTACACTACAAGACAGGCAGAAAGCTTAGTCACGTAGGCTTAAAGAAAATAATAGACAAAGCCTATGAATGACTGGGAAGAAAACCCCGATGCTTATCAGCGAGATGAGGCTGGAGAATTTATTCTCAAAAAGGATGGAACTCCACGTAAAGTTCCCGGCAGACCGAAAGGTTCAAAAGGTAAAGGCTATAACTATCATTCCGAAACAAAAGCCAAAATCAAAGCCAGGAGATCTGTACGTAAAAAACAAAAGAAACTGTCCCAAGTCCGTTCTCAACTTGAAGGCTTAAAGGAATCTACCAGAAAGTCCAAAGAGGCTTTAGAGAAGATTGAAAACCCTAACAAGTCTAAAGTAATAGATGAAGGAGATATAGAACAACTTACTCCTAATCTTCAAAAGGCACTCAAAGAACAAGATATAATATTTAAATCCAACGAAGGCCCACAGGCAGAGTTCCTTGCAGCAGGAGAACTTGACGTACTTTATGGTGGTGCAGCAGGAGGTGGTAAGTCCTTTGCCATGATTGTAGATCCTTTACGTTATTGTCATAGAGCAGCACACAGAGCGTTAATCCTCAGAAGATCCATGCCAGAACTTAGAGAGCTTATAGATAAATCCAGAGAACTCTATCCTAAAGCCTTTCCGGGTTGTAAGTTCCGTGAGGTTGAAAAGCTATGGAACTTTCCATCAGGAGCTAAAGTAGAGTTTGGTTTCTTGGAGCGTGATGCAGACGTATACCGATACCAAGGCCAAGCCTTTAGTTGGATAGGGTTTGACGAGATCACACATCTACCCACAGAGTTTTCTTGGAACTATCTAGCTTCACGACTAAGAACAACCGATTCAGAAATTATTCCTTATCTTCGTTGTACTGCTAACCCAGGAGGTGTAGGGGCACATTGGGTTAAGAAACGCTATGTCACTCCCTATCCTCCTAATGAATCCTTTAAAGGTGAGGATGGTTTAACAAGAAAGTTTATACCAGCCAGATTAGAAGATAATCCTTACTTAGCACATGATGGTAGGTATGAACAGATGTTACAGTCTTTACCACCTGTACAACGTAAACAACTCTTGGAAGGTAATTGGGACATTACAGAAGGAGCAGCTTTTTCAGAGTTTGATCCAAATGTACATATTATTACTCCTTTTGAAGTTCCTATACATTGGCAACGTGTCAAAGGTATTGACTATGGATATGCTTCTGAGAGTGCCTGTATATGGGCTACAATAGACGCTAACGATGGAACTTTAATAATTTATCGAGAATTGTACCGTAAAGGCTTGACAGGAGCCGATTTAGGGACTATAATAACAAATATGGAGCTGGAAGATCCTGTATCAGTTTCTGGAGTATTAGATACAGCAGCGTGGGCTAGAACAGGTACAACAGGCCCAACAGTCGGAGAGTCTTTAGTTCGATCAGGCCACAAACTACGACCTGCTGATAAAAATAGGATACAGGGAAAAATTCAGATTCACGAATACTTGAAAGTGCAACAAAACGGAAGGCCACGCTTACAAATTTTTAATACATGTCCTAACCTGATACGTGAGCTTCAAAGTATTCCTTTAAGTAAAAATAATCCAGAAGATGTAGACACTCATGCGCCTGATCATGCGTATGATGCTTTGCGTTATCTGATCATGTCTAGACCTAGAATTTCAGACACATATACACAACTAAGAAATTTACGTTTAGAACAAGCCTACCAACCTGCCGATAGTGAGTTTGGTTATTAAAAATTTTTATGTAGGAGAATACATATGGCAAATCCAGTAGTAAGTATTAGAGATTCAGGTAGAAGCACAGCAAGCATACATGATGTACGTGCTTTATCCGACAACAACTGTCACTCATGGACATCAGCAACAACAGGCACAATAGCAGTAACAGCAGATGAAACGTATGATGTAACATTTACACAACCTGCTGATACAATTATTCGTAACTTGATTGCAATACCTGCTGGTAACATTGTTACTGCTGGAGCATCAGGAGATGATGTAGATTTTGATTTAGGTACTTCCGCAGGTGGTGGACAGATCATTGATGAAGAAGCTATTCTTGATGATGGTGGTTCAGCCGTAACATGGACAGCTAATGCACCACTGTACATTATTCAGGATTCACATGGTCATGGAGCTAACGCTTTTGTAAGCACTAGTGTTACTGCTGGTGTTGTAGGTGGCCCTGCAACTTCAGAGGCTATTGTAATTGCAGGAACTTTGTATACAGCTTCAGCAAGGACGTTACATGCACGATTAAAGCCTTTAGCAAATGACCTAGCTACAGCATCTACAACAGTTACATACTTAGTAGAGTTTTTACATCTTGGTGTATTGCCCGATTAATGGTGGGGTACTTGGTTGCCTTTTATCAATCTTTACGGCCTAAAGATAAAGTTTTTAGGCCGTTCAATACCTTTGGAATAATTATTATTAGTCTAGCTGTTACGTTTTCACTAGTCTATTCAATCATAGGACTTATATGAAAAAAATTATAGCTTGGTGTATTAAACAATATGCTAATTTAATAGAAAAACTTGGTATGGGTATAGATAGTATTGCTTATGGATTAACAAACCATGCTTTTCGTATGTCTAAAAAAGCCAAGGCGTTAGCTGATGCCTGAAGATACTTTTTTAGAAAATACAGCCGATTCTGTTTTTTATGAAGATGTTGAAGGTGAGCATGGAAAAGAACTTAATCTTACATCTCAAATTAAATCTAACATAGTAGGTTTAATAGAAGATCGTTATGCTACTGCGGTAGATGTTAGAGAACATGATGAGGGACGATGGATTACTGCTTATCATAATTATCGTGGCTTGTATCCTAAAAATGTAAGATTTAGAGAATCTGAAAAATCCAGAGTATTTATTAAAGTTACTAAAACTAAAGTACTGGCTGCTTTCGGGCAGCTAGTTGATGTTATTTTTGGCACAGGTAAGTTTCCTATAGGTATAACTCACACTAAAATGCCTGAAGGTGTACAAGAGTATGCTCATCTTGACAGAGATAATCCTACTCCTAGTATTGAGTCTACGCCCTTTCAAGAAAGTGACGAACCAAAACAAACACCTTTTGATGTAGGTTATGAAGGAGATGGTCGAACACTAGTTCCTGGTGCAACTATGAACAACATAACCTTCATTGAACAAGAAGGAGAAAAAGCTAATAAACTAGCTCCCGGCCCTTCACCAATACCTGATGTACCAGAAATAAAACCTGCTGAAGTAAAATCTAGACGTATGGAAAAACTTATCCATGATCAAATTGAAGAATCAAATGGATCTAGTGAAATACGTAATGCTTTGTTTGAAGCCTCATTATTTGGTACAGGTATTGTTAAAGG